GAAGAGGTTAAGAAGAAACATGCTGGTGGAAGACCTTTGAAGTTTCAAGACCCTGCTGCGTTTGATAAGATGGTGGATGATTTCTTTGCTGATTGTGAAGAGAACAACAGAAAGCCTACTATTGAGAGGTTAGCAGTTTATATGGGAGCTCACAGGGAAACGATTAGTGAGTATGAAGATAGAGCAGAGTTTTCCGACTCTGTTAAAAAAGCAAAGAGTAGATGCCTTGATTGGCTCATAGCAAATGGCCTTGAGGCACGCAATCCTGCAATGCATATCTTCCTGGCAAAAAATAATTATGGATACAAAGACAAGCAAGAAACTGACATTAATCTAGCTGGTGGAGTTACTATCAAATGGGAAGAATAACCAACTATCAAAGTACAATAATATCAAATTATCGAACATTGAGGTGGTAATAATTAGGTAAATGTAGGTGATCGCAGCGTTGTTTAATATATTTGGGATTGTATTGTTACTGATTAATGTTATATCGTATGCTGTGTTTAACAGTGCGACCGCTGGTGCTGCTGCGGCGCTGTTGTTGGCTTGCTTGATTCTTAGTTGAAACTTTAAATAAACAGGCCGGGGGTGGGGGCGTACCCAAAAATTCTTACGCGCGCACTTCCTTGGGTATCAACACACATAATTTTTAACAAAAAAGCGACTTTTCAATACGTATTACCAATTTTAATTTTTTCTCTAAAAAGCGAGGTGATATCTATATTCAAAACATTAGATGATGGTAGAATTGTTAATTCAGATACAGGGGAGATAGTGTTAAAACAAACGGTTTATCTGTTGCCAAATGAAACATTTAAAATAATTAACCTAGAAAAAATAGCAATCTCTAGAGGTGTTAATAGGCATGTTGCTAAAAAGATACTTGACCATACTTTAGAAAGATGGAAAAAAGGTTATCAATATACAAAAGTATTTAGCGATACAATGCGTATAGTTGGTAAAGAATTATCGCCGACTGAATGCAAAGTTATTATGCTGTTAATGAGCTATATACGATATGATACTGGCATGATAGCAACATTAAAGGGCAACCCAATAACTAATGATGATATTGAAAAGATTGTCGACATGTCGAGGAAGACAGTGTTTACTACAATGGACGGATTAGTTAAGAAAAGAATATTTGCTAAGAATCGTGTAGGGATTTGCAATCAATATTTTGCTAATCCTTATATTTTTTTGCGTGGTAAATATATAAATAATACTCTAAAAGCAATGTTTAAGAACTATGCAGTTACGCGTGGTTTATCTACAGAGGGCATGACTTGACTTTTATACACCATGAAGCCTTTAGTTATAAGGAGTTAATGGTGTTTTTATTATGGGTAATATTTTACCCATATACATAACTAGTTTACGTTTAAACATGTAGAAAAGTGGTGATAAATTGTTCACAGATATAAGAGAATGGTATAGCGATAAAGCAAATTGTCTTGATTCAATGGAAGAAGAAATAAAGGCTATTAAGATTAAAATAACTGATGAGAAAAAGGCAATTCCTGACGAATTAAAGAGTTTTGCATTAACACAAGAAGATATTGACTTTCTTTATTGGGAGACATTAGTTACTAAAAAAGACATTGCAGAAAGTGTTGGCAAATCGATAAGAGATATTAAAACTACTGACAAAGCAATACCAATCAAATGTAAATGTGGTATTGTTATTAAAAATATCTATGCAGTAAATAAAACCGAATATGAATCATTAAAGAATCAAATTGACAACAAAGATACTAATTTATACAGAAGTAAGTCTAACGAGCGTATTAAGATTAATTATACTTGCTGTAAATGCGAGGGGGAAAGGTATAAGATCACAAACTATAACCTCAGACATATGCCATATAAAGAATATTTAAAGACTCAGCATTGGAAAGACGTTAGAGAAAAAGCGTTAAATAGAGCAGGTCGTAAATGCCAGATATGCAATTCTGACTTTCAATTAAACGTACATCATAGAACTTACGAAAATAGGGGTGCAGAAAAACCTAATGATGTAATCGCTTTATGCCGTTCGTGCCATGAAAAATTTCATAATATAAGTAGGGTGTAATATGGCAACTACAATAACAATTCCATACAAGCCACGCTTTCCCATGACCGATATACATAAGCAACTAGAAGCGCACAGGTTTAACATACTTGTTGCTCATAGACGTATGGGTAAGTCAGTAGGAACTATCAACCATACTATCAAGATGGCTATGAAAAACTCACTGTGGCAGCCTAGATATGCTTATATAGCACCATATAGAAACCAAGCTAAACTTATTATTTGGGAGTACTTAAAGTATTATACAAAAGGTATACCAGGCGTAAAGGTAAATGAAGCTGAATTGTATGTTGAGTTTCTTGGCCGGAGGGTTTACTTGTTTGGTGCTGATAATCCAGATAGCATCCGTGGTGCTTATTGGGATGGCGTAGTACTTGACGAATATGCACAGATTAAACCGGAAGTATGGGGAGAAATTATCATGCCGGCCTTGCTTGATAGAAAGGGTTGGGCAGTGTTTAGCGGTACCCCTAAAGGACAGAATCATTTCTATGATGTAACTTTAACAGCACAGAAACTAATGAATGACAATGACGAAAACTGGTGGTGTGGAATATTCCGCGCTGATGAAACAAAGGTAATATCAGAAGAAGAGTTAGAACTTGTTAGAAAGTCTATATCTGAGAACCAATTCAGGCAAGAATTCCTTTGTGACTTCACTGCATCAGCTGAGAATGTTTTAATTACCATAGACATAGTAACTGATGCATCAAAGAAAACAAGACGACCAGAAGAGATTTTAGGAGCTCCTAGAATATTAGGCGTTGACGTTGCCAGGTTTGGCGGTGATAAGTCAGTTATCTTTAGGCGCCAAGGGTTACAAGCGTTTAATCCTAGAATTTTCGAGAAGATTGATAACATGACATTTGCTGGCTGTGTGGCTCAAGAAATACAATCATTCAATCCAGATGCTGTATTTATAGATGCTGGCAGAGGCGAGGGTGTAATAGACAGGCTTAGACAATTGGGATTTCAAGTAACAGAAGTTAATTTTGGCGGTACAGCACTAAATCATAATCATTATGAGAATAGGCGTTCTGAAATGTGGGATGGTATGAAACAATGGTTAGAAGCTGGTGGATGCATACCAAATGATCATATATTGAAAACGGACTTAGTTACACCTTCATATTCTCTAAATAAGAGAGATAAATTTCAGTTAGAGTCAAAAGATGATATTAAAAAAAGGCTAGGACGTTCCCCTGATTTGGCGGACGCTCTAGCCTTAACTTTTGCCATGCCTGTGGCTGCAAGTGGAGATTCAGGTAATTATGCAAATAGATTGCACTTCGCTACAGCAGGCTATAACCCTATACAGAGAAACAACGATTCTAGACATTACGCAACGTCTCAATATAACCCAATACAAAGCAGAAGGAGGAGATAATATGTGTGGGCCAGCTCTTGGATTTGTAACCAGTGTTTTAGGAATTGGAAGTAAAAGCAAAGCAGATACGGCAGCGGTAACACCTGCCCCTACATCGGTAGGAGTAACTAGCGGATCGGACGCAATAGATTCTGCTAAGTCGGCTAAAAAGAAAGCAGCAGCAGCATCTGGACAGCAATCAACAATAGGTACTTCATCTAGTGGCGATACGTCAACAGCGACAACAAATAAGAAAACGTTATTAGGTGGATAAAGTATGGACGTTATAAAAGAAGCAGAGTATATTAACCGACAACATAAAACGCTGTTCGATGAATTTGAAAAATGGAAACCTTTATTCCAAGATGTTAGGGACTTCATTAATCCATACATTGGATATTTTGAAGGAGAAGAAGCCAATAGCGGTAAGCGCAACGACGAAGAAATGCTTCGCACTATGCCTATAAAGTACAGTCATATACTGGCTGCTGGACTTCAATGGGGTATAACATCACCTACAAGGCCATGGGTGAAATTCGCTTTCCCAAATGTACAAGTAATGCAGAGCTCACAGGTTCTTGCATGGTTAGATGCTGTTAAAAGTATAACCCTTGACTTGCTGTTTAAAGGTGGTTTTTATCCTGAGAATCACCAATTCTACTTAGAATTAGGCGTGTTTAACACTGCTGCAATGCTGATAGAAGAAGATCCGGAAACGGTAATCAATTGCAGGACGTTTACCTGTGGTGAATTTGCAATAGGTCTAGATAACAAGAAGAGGCCGAACCAATTTGCAAGAAATATTGAAATGACTCCTTTTCAGATAGTTGAAAAGTTTGGCATTGATAATGTTCCTGAGAGCGTTAAGCATTGTTACGAAGATAAAAATAACAACAAAACAATGACTGTGAAACACTTGATTTGTCCTAATAGGAACCATAACCATGATAAAATCGATAACGCATCAATGAAGTTTGTTGATTACTATTGGATGGTAGAACAAAATCAAAAGGGCGAGTACCTAAAGAAAGGCGGGTTTAATACTTTCCCTGTCATGATTGAAAGATACCAAACCAAAGGTGCTGATATCTATGGTACTGGCCCTGGTATATGGTCGTTAGGTGATGCTAAACAAATACAGCTAATGTGGCGCGATATATGTACAGCCGTAGAGCTAGGAGTTAAACCAGCAGTACAGGCACCTTCAGATATTATGAAAAATGGCGGTATTAACATGTTGCCTGCTGCTGCAAATTATTATAATCCAACTGGTGGTTCTGATGGAGCTATTAAACCTTTATTCCAAGTTCAATTAAACCTTGACCATGTAACGATGGTACAACAGTCCATTGAAGAATGTATAAAAGAACACTTTAATACTAAGGTGTTTCAGTTGTTGTCTGACATGGAAAAGGGTACAAGAACAGCCAGAGAAGTTATAGAATTATCATCTGAAAAAATGTCACAAATGGGGCCATTGCTTGAAAGGTTACAGACTGGTTACTTACCGCAGGTTATTAACCGTGTAATTGATATAGGTTTTAGATCTGGTGTATATCCACCTCCACCTCCTGAAATTGAAGGTATGGAAATGGATATAGAATATGTATCTATTCTTTCACAAGCACAAAAGCAATACGTAATTACTCCTATCATGGATACTGTTACACAAGCAATTAATATGTCTACCACAGCACAATTACCAGAGATACTTGATAAGATTGCTTGGGATGAAGTAGTTGACCAGCTTGGAACACTAAACGGAGTACCTCCTTCTATAATTGTATCTGATGAACAAGTTGCAGCAGTAAGACAGGCCAGAGCCGAACAGCAAGCGCAGCTTAATGCGGTGCAGATGGGATTGTCAGCAGCACAAGGGGCCAAAAATCTTGCTAGTGCTGATATGTCAACCGATAA